CGTGTGTTCCAGCTGCACCAGCTTGGGCGTCTTAGTGCGCACCAGGGTGTCCACCACCACCTTGCCGCTGGCGCCAGGGCAAAGCTGCTCGTATGTGGACAGCTGTAGCATGTTGTGCCCGCTGATCTTGGAGGGCGCAGTTTTCGCCGTCTTCAGGTCGCGGATGGTGCCATCGGCTTCCAACAGGTCGACGTGGCCTTGCACCTTGACGCCGCCTAGCGTGCCCGTCACGTGCAGTTCCACCGCCGCGGGTTGCACCTTCGGCGCAACCTGTTCCATGTATAGGGCCACCAGTCGTTCGCCCTCCGCGCCCAGCTGCACCGGATCCTCGTCATCGGCCAGCACCATCTCGGCCTGCTTTTCTGCCCACGCCATCCGGAACACTTCCTGCACCTCGGCCAGGTCCAGGTCCGTTTCGGTGTGAACCTTCTGCGCCATGTTGTAGCCGATCGCTTCGTGCACGGCCGAACCCAGGCCCAGGTTCGCGTTCGCGGGATCCGGATCACCGTGCATGTACTTGAACGCCCAGCGCGCCGGGCAGTCCATGAAGGTGTACATCTGGCTGATCGATAGCACCTCCGCCAGGGCATCTGGCGCCTGTTCGATCAGCGTCACCGCGCCCGCGGTCGGCTGGGCGGCGCTGCCCTTCTTGACGGCCTTTACTGTGGCGGGTTTCATCGGGTACCCCCGGCCGCGGCGGGCTGCTGCGGGCGCGCCAGGAAGGCGGCGTCGCGATGGTGCTGGATGAACAGGCTGGCGCCGGTAGCGCGCACGTCCTCTTCGTTCCACTGCAGCTTCAGGCCGTGTTGCTGGGCGTATTCCTGCGCGATCCCCAGGGCGTCGATCGCCGCGATCAGGCACGCGCCCATCATCTGCCCGGCCTGCTGTATTGTCGAAGGCCCGGGAGCTTCGGGCGCGCCGTCCGGTGCCGGCATCGCCACCACGCGCGGGCGGCGGTCGCGCGGGCTGGCCGTGGCGGCGTATTCGTTCGTGGTACGCTGGTTTTCGTTCGGCTGGCCACCAGCTTGAGCCGTGTGCTGCGGGCTTGTGGCTTCCGCGGCGGCAGGGCTGCCTCCCTGCTGCCGCACGTGTTCCCGCTGGATCGCCCAGGCAATCCCCTTTTTCCGCCCGTCCGTTTGCTCCCGCTTCGTGATCGTGAAGGCCTCGCCCGCCCCTAGGCCCAGCTGCTGGATGCGCTGCGCGGTCACAGGGTCAAAGAACATCAGCTTCTCCGTGCCTTCGTGCAGCACGGTGAACATCATCTGCGGTCCATAGCGCCCTTCGATCTCGCGCGGCTTTTCGAAGCGCAACGTTACCGCATACGGCACGTTCATCAGCGGCCGCAGGATTTCGCGTTTCTGTTGGTCACTCATCCGCTATCCTTTCCGGGCCGGCCAGTGCCTGGCCCTATTCGTCTTAAGGGAGAACCGGGCAGGTTAGGCAACCGCCCGGACATCCGCGCTCGAGGGCGCCGGAATCCGTGGGCCGAACGGCGCCGGCGTGCCCCCGTGCGGGCCGTCCACCCGCTCTACGATTTCCCACACCCTGCCGTCGATCACGCGGGTCCGCCGCCGGTACGTCCGTACCGCGCCGGGCGTTTCTTGGTGGGTCTTCGAAGGCATCGTCAGCACCGTCGCCATGTTGGGTTCCTTTCCGAAGCCGTGCGGCCTCGTGTCTCCACTATACGAAGGGAGGGGCTACGTATGCAAGAGTAATCGGTACCAACGTAACGTTTTTCTTCGTAGTCCCGGGTATCGTATGATTGGCGCGTGGCCACCAAACGCCAAACCGGAAGCGGCAAAGCGGATCCCCGCAAGGCGATCAGCGAGCTCTTCCGTAATCCGGAACTAAAGATGTCCGAAATCGGGCAGGCCTACGCCAGTGATCGGATTCGGCCGCTATTCGAAGCCGCTGGCAGCACCGGCGGCAAGACACGCGCCCAGAACATGACACCGGAGGCCCGAAAGGCCTCCGCCGACAAAGCCATTCGCGCCCGCTGGGCGAAGTACCGCCGCGACAACGGCCTGCCTGCTAAACCTGGCGACGAAGAATTCCTTACTTAGCCCGCATTTTCCCTGCGAAGTTTCCCGCCGTTCGCTCACTTATTCCATAGGAGGTGAACCAGCTGTGGATCCCAACCCGACCTTTGCCGGGAAAGTGGCAAACTTAGTGCCCACGCTTCCAGATCTGGACGCTGTGGCTGCGATCAGCTCGATGGTGGCAGTTTTGCGGCCCGACGACCAGCTGACGCGTCCCTTTTGCCGCCGGATTCTCGAAGAGCAGCGGGAAGGGCAGACGTATTCACGCGCAGAGATCGAGGCGATGAACAACGGCGATTTACCCGATGTAATGCTCACCTGTGGCGGGATCGAGTGTCGCCACCAGTGGATTCTCGCGCCGCGCGAGCCTGCAGCAAAGTAGCACGAGGCCGGAAAGAGGGAGGTTAAACCGTGGGCAAGGCGTTTGTGGGTTTCGGTCTTACTGGAATAGGGCTTGTGTTCTGGATGTACGTGGCTGGCACCGCCAGCCTTCCCACCCTGCGCTGCGGCGGCGCGGCGCGCTGCGAACTGGCTACGGATGCCGCCGCGATGCAGGTGCTGGCGGTCTACAGCAGCCTGGAAGCGCGGCGCGGGCTGACTGGGCCGGAACGCGGCCAACTGGCGGATGCCTACGGCGATCTGGTGCTGACCGGGCGAATTGTGCGCGTGAAGGCGGGCGTCCGGATCCACGTGAGCCGGATGGATCCGCCGAATGTCAGCGGCGCCGCGCGCTTTGCGCAGGTGCGGGTGATGGAAGGGGAATTGGCGGGCCGGGAACTGATTGCGCCGGCCGAAAGTGTGGGGAAGAGGCGCTAAGCCGGTGGGTACGAAAGTACCTGCGTACTTCCGTTCTATAGGAACAAGCGATAGAACGCGGGAAAGTAGGACACGGGACTGTCAGTTCCCGGGTCTGTGGGAAAGGAGGCCTGGAATGGCCAAAAGGAATCGTCCGGCCGCGTCTGGCGAAAGCCAAACGGCAGAAACGGGACTGCAGCGGATGCAGCGCGAGGCGCAGGAACGCGCCCAGCGCAGGCATGAGGCCCGCGAACAGGAATATGAAAATCGTTGGGCCGGACTGCGGGCCGCGCTGGAACGCGGGGAAATCAGCCGCGAAGAACTGTTGGGCGAGCACGTATCGGCGCCGATCCGCGTCACGGTTGGGGATACGCACTTTGAGATCAGTTTCGCCGCCACGGTGCGGGATGTCCCAGCGGCGGAGGCCCAGCCAACCCGGCCCGCCGAAGTGCTGCCGTTTCCGCCGAAGCCTCGCGCGTCGCCCGGCAAATCGCGCTGCAAGCCCGGCGGCAATGCTGCCGGCTAACGGCTACGGACGCCAGTAATCGCAGGTCACTACGAAGCTGGGATCCTGCGTCAGGTGCGCATTGGCGAACATCAGGAAGTGCGCGGACACCCAGGTAATGGTATCCCCGCTAACCGTGTAATCGACGCCATAGGTGTACCGCAGGCCGTTCACATAGCAGATGGTGCTGCTGGGTGGGTTGGGTGCCTGCGGTAGCTTCCACACCAGATCCGTGAAACGCGTGGGACGGACGTTGGCAGCGTAGGTGCCCGGCGCGCCCGGCGCGCCGCTGCCATCGCCGCAAGGTCCTGCGGTGCCGTCGACCCGCACGCAATCGTGCAGCGCCCCGTTTGCTGCCCCCAGCTTACCTTCCAAATCGATCACCGCTGTTCGGAACGGCAGCCAGTTCGGACCCTTTACCGGCCGGTCCGCCAGCACCTCGTCCAATCCCACCACATCCGCCACCCCCACATTCAGATCGGCTACTGGTACCGGCAGGGCCTGCGTCACGCGCACGGCCGCCAGGCTGACGGGCGCATCGCTTTGGGGTACATGCCAGCGTTCCACCGGTCCCGGCAAACTGCCAGCGAAGCTGCAGCGGACGGCGTATGCAGTCCCGGCTGGGATCGCCCCTGCGGTGACCTCGAGCTCCAAGTCCAGCACGCCATTCCGGACGGCATAGCGTTTGGATCCCGCGCCGATTGCTTTGCCCTGCGCTGTCACAAACGGGCCCCACTGAATCACGCACACGCCCTGTGCGCGGTTGCCCTTGGCGTCAAACAACGTATCGCGAACCCGCGTGCCCCCTATGGCCGGTCCCGCCAGGCCCAGCAGTCCCACACACAGCGCAACCCACATCCGTCGAATCCTCATCGCGTCCCCCTAAATGAAGCGCGCTCCCCGGCCGTTCTTCGGCAGCGGCAGCGGCCAGCTCATCAGCGCCAAGTGATCCAATGCCCAGAAGAGCACTGCTGCCACACCTCCATTGAGCGCCCGCAGGTACTCCGATTGCCACGGGCAACCACCGTTGTAGATCGGCAGCAGGTAGATCACATCCGCGGCGGGCCAATCCCGCGGCGCCGTCAGTGGCCAGGCGCAGGCCTGCGCGGCGCGGTCCAGGTTTCGATAGAAGGATCCCCACGATAGCGCCTCCACTTTGATCCGGTCCAGGCCGCTGCCTGCTTTTGACGTCCACGTGGATGGCGTGTTAACCCGGGCGTTCAGGCGCCCACCTTGCGGGAAGGGCCGGTCCAGCGTGTGGTAGCACTGCGGGTGGCTGACATCGTAGGCGTGCAGCCATTCGAACTTCGCTGCCGGGTAGCTGGTTTGCACGTGTGTGCGGATGGCGTCTGCATGCGCCCGTATGCGCCCAGCTAGCCATGCCGCATCGGCGCCGCCATGGAAGGCGTCCGGATCATCGTCCTGGCAGGTGAACACCGTCAGCGCGTGGCCCAGCGCCGTGGCCGCCGCCGCGGTGGTTTCGGCGTCATAGAAGCCCATCGAACCGCTGCGCACCTGGCCCGCGCCCGTCCACGCCCCCGGCAGCACCGTGCCGTCCACCGTGAAGGTGTCCGCGCCCGTCACCGTGATGGTGCGCGTGCCGTCCAGAACTCGGGTTCCCGCGATCACCGCGCGATCGCCCGTAGCCAGGCCGTGCGCCGTGTTGGTTTGGATCTGGTTGCCCGTCACGCCCACCACGCTGCGCGCCACAGACGAAAAGAACCACCACAGAAACTCACCGAACTGCAGCCAGGGCGTCAGGCCCGCCGCGTCCATCAGCGCGGCCGCTTCCAGAAACGCCTGTTTCTGGTAGGCCAGCACCGGCGCGGTGAAGCTGCAGTGCGTGGTCTTCAGTCCGCCGAAGCCCGTGTCCGTTTCCACGATGCTGCCGTCCGCGTAGCGCGCGGCCCACACCGCCCCCGGGCCCTCCGGAGGATTCACCAGCTCCATCGAAAACGAAGAAACGATCTGCCAGCCCTTCGCGGCCACCTGGTGGTACAAGTCCTCATGCCACTTTCGCGCCGCCACGTTCAGCACGGGCGTGGCGGCATCGTCCACCACCCACGTGCCTTCCGTACCTACCGCAAGGTCGCCGGAAGTCGTGAAGGTCCCCGCCGCCGAAACCTTTGAAACCTCGTGGGTATCGCCCCAGATGGGCGTCCGCACGTGGATCCGCAGTTCGCCCGCCGTGCCCGTGGTTTCCGCCCACATCGCCACCAGCGTGCCGTTGATGAAGTGCGCGAAGTGCGCCGCGATGGTGCTGATGGTGTCCGCCGGGAACACGCTCTTGCCCATGGTGAACGCGCCGATCTGGACAAAGGCCGCGTCGCCGTCCGCCCAGGTGCCGCCGAACTGCACCGTCAGCGTCTTCCAGACGCCGCCCACGCGCTGCCGCTGGTTCCACCAGAACACGGAAACGTATTCGTTCATCGGCCCGCGCAGGCCCATGCGGTCCAGCATCGCCACGATCCGCCCGGCCGGCAGCTTGTAGGTGTGGTCGGTTCCGTAATCCAGCGCTGCCGAAACGTTCGTATAGGCCGCCGCCGGCGCCGGCGGATCCGCGGCCACCGCGGCCTCCAGGTAATCGAAGGTGAACCAGGTCCCCAGGCTGTCCGCGTGCTTCGTGCCGGTCACGGTCACCAGCAGTTCGTGCTGCCCGGCGGCCACCCCGGCCCGCACGCGGCGCCGCGTCATCACCGGCGGTTCCACGTCCAGGAAACAATCCAGGTTTGTGGGCGTGTCGCCATCCAGCGAAACCTGCACGATGCCCTTGTCGCGATACAGCGCCGTGCCCAGCCACAGGTCATGCGCGTGCTGGCAGTGGTAGCGGATCAGCAGCTGGTCGCCGGTCGTGTTCGAAACCCGCGCGAAGCCCTGCCACAGGTTGTTCGCGTCCTGTTCGGCCCAGCCCGTCCCGGTGAACCTGGCCCAGCGGTCGCGGCTGCCGATGCGCACGCTGCCCGGGCCCGCCACCTTCAGCGGCAGCTTCCCGTTCGGATCCGTGCAGCCCCAGTCGGTAAACGTGGCCGCAAATTCCGTGTCCGCGTAGGCGGCGCCGTTGGCCAGCGCCGGCGCGAAGGTCAGCCAGGCCTCGCGCAGCTGGTCAACGCCGCGCGCGGTGAAGTCGATCGCGACGCGCCAGGTGCAATCGCTGCTGCCGCCCGCCAGCGCGTATTCGGCGGCGTCGAAGGTCAGGTTGGCGTTCTTCCACAGGCCGTATAGCGTCAGCATGTTGCCGTCGCGCCCGCCGCGCTCGGCCAGGTAGCGCACGCCCGATTGCGTGCCCGCGCTGGCCGTCAGGGTCAGGGAAGTGCTTGAAGCCACGCTATCCACGGTGTACGCCGTGCCGTTGATCCAGATGGTGCTGCCCGCCGGGATGGCCGTGAACTTCTCGCCGCTGGCCCAGGTGACGGCAGTGCCGCTGGTATTCACCGTGCCCCAGCGCGCGGCCTTCACCGTCAGCGCCGCGCCGCTCGATGTTGCGATCAGCCCCAGCGTCGGCGAAAGCGCCGGCCAGTTGGCCGTGTTGATCTGGTCGCGAAGCGCGGCCGCGATCGTGGCGGCGGTCACGCCCGTGGCCGGGTTCGGCACGATGTAATCGAAGGCGATGTTGTTCAGCCACAGCGTCACGCGGTCGAAGGCCTGCAGGCCGTTGTCCACCACCGTCACGGTGGCCTGCGCCGGCGTGAAGGTGCCCGCCTGCAGCGTGGCGGTATCCCACAGCTTCACCTGGGCCGTGCTGCCGTCCGCGCGCACGCAATCCAGCGTTGCCCAATCGATCCAGTTGAACTTTGGGCTGTCGATCGGCTGCAGGCCTGCGTAGTGCAGATCGAAGGTCAGCACCACGCCGGTGAAGTCGAAATCCGGCAGGTAGCGCAGCGTGTAGTGCTCGAAGAAATTGTCCGCGTCCCAGATCTTCAGCACCGCGAAGTCCGCCATATCGCGGAACACGCCGTGCACCTGGAAGGCGTCCGCCGTCACCTGGCACAGCGCCGCGGCCGCGCCCCGGCGGTCAAAGCCGCGCAGGTTCAGCGTGCAACGCGGATCGAGCTTCATCAGCGTGGAAGGCTGCGACCAGGTGGGCGGAGGCATGGCGATATCCTAAGTAGGCGTATGGGATCAGGTCGCTACATTTTGCACGGCCACGGCCGCTATCGGCGCCGGTTCATCAGCCAGCAGTGGCACGATGTGGAGTACTTCGTCGAGCTTCAGCGTGACTGCTGCTTCGATGAACTGTTGCGGGAGTATCTCAAGGTCTACTTCGACTTGCGGGATCAATGGCTTGAGGAGCGCCTTTGCGCACTGCGCCACAGACCACAGTGGACCGCGGAAGCGCTGGTAGTCTATCGGCACTTCCGACGATACGCCGCGGAACTGGAATCGAAGTCTTGGGAGTTCATCGCGAAACGGACGGTTTCAGGGCCGCCGCAGGTTTCCGGGGAAGGGTTTGAGATTTGGGTATCTGGGTGCTGGGAGCAACTGGATCCCGATCCCCACTCCTAACCGCGCCAAAGAACACGCCCGCCGCCGTCAGCAGCACATAGGTGCCGTGCTCCACCTGGAAAACCACCATCAGCACGCCCACCAGGAACGCCAGGAAAACCAGCGCCAGGTGCCCGCCTGGCGTGTTCAGTTTCTGCAGCATCGCCGCCCCCTCCTTACAGGTAAATCGTTACGCTCAAGTCCGCGCCCGGGAACGTGGTTCCCACGGCGGTCAGATCGATCGACAGATTCTCGCCGGCCACCAGGTCCGCCGCTTCGTTGATCTGCGTCACGGTGGACGAAACGTAGGTCTGCCCGGCCGGAATCGTCAGCGTCATCCACAGCGCCGCGCCCTGGCGGATCTCCACCGTCAGGTCCGCGCCCACCGGCGCCTGCTTCACTTCCGCCTTCGCGCCGTTCGCCGCGGCCGTCACCAGCAGGCTAAAGCGCGGCGCCTGGTCGCTGCCGATCGCCAGCGTGCCATCCACGTACAGGTGAATGCCCGTCTGGGTGTGCCCCGTGGGCAGCGGATCGTAGTACAGATAGAAATCCTGCACCTGGCAGATCGCCTCAAAGCACGCGTTGCCGCCGCCATCCACCGGCGCCACCAGCATCAGCAGCGGCCGCCGCGCCAGGCCGTCCACCGGCACCGTGAAGCGCCCCAGCGGACTAATCAGGCTTTCCACGTCGATCGATTCCGTGCGGTGCACCACCGCCCATTCCGGCTCTTCGATGATGAACCGCGTCGTGGCATCGGGCGTCGTGTCCCACGCGCCTTCGATCGTGATCTCCGTCGCCGTGTTCGCCGCGATCGTCCGTAGCTGCCCGCGCCCGGTTCCGGCGATCACCCGCAGCAGCTTGCCCTGCAGCGCGTTCACCGCCGCGCCCAGCTTTGGGTCTGTGATCGTGCTGGCCGTCCACGCCGAAGGCTTTAGCCGGATGGTCAGCAGGTACTTCTCGCCCGGCGCGAAGGCCAGAATGCTGTTCGCGTTTTCGCCGAAGGCAGGGTCCAGGGTCAGGGTGTCCGCCGTGTTCGAAACTACGCGCCAGCCCCAGCCGCGCGGCCAATCGCCCCCGCCCACATCGTGGCCCAGCTCGCTCAGATCGCGGCCCGCCCATTCGTCCACCGTCCAGCCCGCGCCCGCCATCGTGATCGTGGTGGCCGTCGCCGCGGTGGGTGCGAACTCCAGCACTCCCGGCTTCACCACCCGCTTCACGCGGAACTCCACGCGGTCGAACTCCGGATCCGGCATCGGGAACTGCGCCAGGTACGGGTCAATCGGGCCGGCGAACGTCAGGGAGGCGGGTGTCCCGGTGGCCGTCAATTGCTGCAAGGGCTGGAACGGATCGCGGCCCACGTACAGGTGATAGCCCGTCGTGCCCGGCTGCCATTCGATGCCCGGCACGGTGATCGTGTTCGTGTTCGTGCCCACCGGCACGCTGATCTGGCACGGCGCCGAAGGCCTCGAGGTCAACCCGGGCGCGGTGGCCACCAGCCAGCACCAGTAGGTTTGCCCGCCCGCCAGGCTGCCGCTCGTGGGCGCCGTGCTGCCCTGGTTGGGCACGAAGGGCGGCTGCAGGTCCGCGCTGAAGGTGTTGGCCGGCAGCGTCACTTCCACGCGGCAGCGCCGCCCGTCCGTGCCATCGCTTTGCCGGATGGTGAACTTCCGATCCCACCCCGAAATCGGATCCGGATTCGTAAGCGCCCGCTGGCCGATCTGCGAAAGCAGCGGCCACGGCGGCCGGGCCTCCCCATTGCGCCGTTGCCCGCTGTAGCGCGGCGCGTCTTCCTGGCCCCAGGTGTCCAGGTACCATTCGTCGCTGTGCCAGCTGGCCGTGATCTTGCACGTTTCGAAGTTCGCCGCCGGCTGGATTCGCTGGATCCGCACCGGCTGGTTGGCAATCCCCAGCGCGTCCCAATCCAGCACGCACAGCGCCCCCATCCACAGGTGTACGGCCTTGAACGTCGTTTCGAATTCAAACGTCAGCGTGCCGCCGGCATCGCCCACTGGATAGTTGCGGCCGTTGCCGCGCAGGGTTTCCGCGAAGTGCGTCCCGATCAGGCGCCGCGCCTGGTCAAAGTGCACCACGCCATCCAGCGGAAAGCTGCCCGCCACTTCCTGGTTGCTGTTACGCACCAGCGCATCGGTTTCCACCACGGTCAGCGAATCCTGCGCGAAGCGGTTGTCGATGTCCTGATAGGTGACGGAGATCCGGTTCGGCGAATCGCTGTTCGTCCGCTGCAGCACCCGCAGCGTGCCGCTGCGTCCCGAGGCTCCGGCTCCGCGGCGCACGATGTTCGATTCGTTGAAGCGATAGGCCGGGTAGCCGTTCGCCGCCGTCCCGTCCGGCAGCTTGCTGGCGATCGGCGCCGTATCATTTGATCCCGCTACCGCCGCCGGTTGCTGCGCCGCCAGGGTCTGCCGCACCAGCGGCCGCAGTTTCCCGCCGGCGTCGCTGTTCGGAATCAGCAGCAGGCGCCCGCAGTTCCTGATGCCCCGGATGATTTCCGCCGCACTGCGCCGGCTGCGCAACAGCAGCGCGCTTTGGAAGCGCGAATGCGATGCCGTCACGCCGTGCTGGTTCTTGTAGTTCACCAGCCCCTCGCACACCAGCGCCGCCGCGCGGAACGCCGGAATGTCCAGGTCCGCGTAGTCCCAGCCCGCCCACACCAGCAGCTCCATCAGCTGCCAAACCGGGTTCAGGTACTGCGGCCAGCCCGCCTTCGTGTGGGCCGTATCGCTCGTGTAAACGCGCAGCTTCGGCCCGCGCAGCAGCACCCGCACCCGCGGAATCTGCTGCGAATCCACCAGTTGCCGGTAGACCACGATGGCAATCGTCGCCAGGCTGCCGTACGGGTCGCCCGTGCCGTCACCGTTCTGGTCTGCCCAGCCCGGCAGCGGGTTCGCCGCCCCGTCGCGATCGCCGCGGTTCACCCACCACCAGGCGAACAGCGGATCGCGCCCGTCCTGGTAGAAGGGCACTTCCACATCGTTCACGATCACCCGGTCCACGCCATCCACTTCGCCGTAGCACAGCACGGCCTCGAAGCGCGTCGAATTGGGGTCGCCCACGATGTTCGCCAGCACCGGTTCCACCCAGCCCTCGCCGTAGACCATCGGCACCGGATCGTTGTACTTCGCCTCGTTGGGCGAGTTCAGCCCCTCCTCGAACTTGCCGCTCGAATAGGCCCGCCCGCGCCACGATTGCGGCGGATCCCACTGCACCCCGCCGAAGCGCCCGGTGATGCGCACCAGGCCATCCTGCGCGTACATCCCGCGCGCCTGGCACTGTTCCTTCGTGTAGTTGCAGCTGGTGAATGGCACGCCGCCGTCCAGGTTGCCGCGCGCCGCCGCGGTACCGCTCGCGCCGTCCGTATCCGTCACGTCCGGCGAATAGCCGCACTCCCAGAACCAGCTGTCCTCATCCAGCGCCGCGGCCACCCGCTGCGCCTTCGTCGTGGGAAAGATCCACGGGCAGCGCTTCTGCACCCGCACCGGCGGCAGCGTCACCGCCTGCATGTTCAGCAGGCTGGTGGCTGTCACGGTCAGCTGCGTTTCGTCCACCTGCGGCGCGCTGCAGATCCCCAGGAACTTCGTCACCGCATCGCTCGAAAAATCGTCCGCGCCCACGTTCCAGAACACAAACGTTAGCGCCAGCTTCGCGCCCTTGAAGCCCTTCGGCTGTTCGTAGTTCGTCCACAGGAACCCATCGGCGTCGTTCAGCGCCAGGGTCACCTGGGGCGCCACGTCCACGCCGCCGTCCGATAGCGCCTGCACGGCCGCGATGTCCTGGTTCAGGATGCGCGGCAGGTAATCGTGCCCGCCGTATTGGAAGCCGCCGTCCGCGGCCCGCAGGCCGTGCGTGGCCAGGCGCAGCACCGTGCCATCCGCAAAGGTGAAGGTGGCCAGCAGCAGCGGCTGAAAAGTCAGCGCCTGCTCTTTGGCCGCATGGATCGTTCCTACCGGCATCTACAGGTACTCCAGAATCGGCACCGTCACCGCGTGCTGGTTCGGGCCCAGGGTCCGCACCTGCAGCAGGTCCGTATCGAAGCGGCACTTCATGCGCAGCGCCCAGTTCGCGGGCGATCGCACGTAAGCGCCGGGCCCGGGCATCGGCGCGCACTGGGCGCCGAACAGCTCCAGGGTGCTGGCATTCCAGGTGCCGAAGCCGCCCAGCAGCATCCGGATGGCCGAAGCGCTGGCCAGGGTGTGCGCATGCTGGATCCGCACCCAGGTGTTCGGCGGCAGATCGGCCGTCTTCGCCGAAAGCACCGTGAAGCCCGCGTCAATGAACCCGATCGATAGCGATTGCGGCGCCGCGGCGCGCACCCACACGCTGGCGCACAGCACCAGGCCCGCCCCGCTGCCGCCAGGCAGCACGGGCGTGGCCAGCATTCCGTTGCCGCTGGTGGCCAGGCAGCTGACCGCCCGCGTGCCGCCAAACGGATCCGTGACGGCCGCGCCGGGCGTCACATCGTACTTTTCCCACGCGCCCGCGCTGAAATCGTCCGAATACTGCGCCAGGTTGCCACCCGGGTCCAGGAACGTGAACTCGCCATAGCGCCCATGCATCGATTGGAAGAAGGCCTGCAGCGTCGCCAGTTCGGCATCGGTCAGGTGCTGGTAGTTCAGCGTCCACCGGCCCAGCGGATTCGTGCGCCAACTGCGCGCGAAGCGCCGCCCCGTGGGCTGGTCCTCGTGCGTGGTCAGCGCCGCCTGGGCGCACTGGTACGGCCGCTGGACGGTGACGCCGCCCGCGATCAGTTGCGGATAGTAAGGCATGGGTTTGTGGACTGGGAGGCCGCCGGCGTCCGGCGATGCGTGAAGGCGTCTACGCGGCGCGCACCTGGCGCACCCGCAGCGATAGGCTGAAGCGGTCGGGTTTCGTTTCGGTCCAGGTGATTTCATCCTGGTCGAAACATAGGTTCGAATTGGTTGTGGCGTCGATGGTTAAGTCCCAGGTGCTATCGAAAGCGCCTTTCATCGAGCGAAAGAACTCCAGGATATTCGCCAGGTCATAGCCGCCGATGTTCCGGAATTCCAGCGTGAATGCCGCCAGCGCCCCGTGCGCCTTCCAGCGCTGTTCGGAATCGTCGCAGAACTGCACCACCCCGGTGCCGAAACGCGTTTCGCGCTGCAGCCCGTACATGGTGACGGCGCCGCTGCGCAGGGCAGGGAAGCTAGGCATGTCTTATATTCCGCTGGATATTCGGCAGTGAATGAAGGAAATAGCCAAAGTGCCTATATAGAAAAATCCCCACACCGCAGTGTGGGGATCGAAAGGTAACCCAGTAACCATCGCCAGGAGACTGACGTATCCATGAACCTCTTGCATCTTGCCGCAGGCCGCCGCGGATGTCAACTGCTATCGCACAAACACCAGCCCGCGCATCGAATCGGCCACGTCATGCCCGCCCTGCAGGGCCGCTTTCACCGCGTTGCCGATGTCCTCGGCGCGCTCCAGAAAGCCCTTCGCGTCCATCGCCTGCACGTTCACCGTCACCGGCTGCTGCACGCGGATTTCGCCGCGGCGGTTGTAATCCACGCCGCGGCCGTACTGATCCGTAAACCGGTCCACGCCCAGCGCATCCGTGTACCGGCTGCCCTGCAGCGTGCGCCCGATTTCGTCTTCACGCTGTTTCTTCGCGTCCGGAAACAGTCCCGTCACCAGGCCAGCCACCAGCGCGGCGGCCTGCAGGAAGGGCTGTTGCGGGCCCGGGATCGTGGAAGCCACGCCCAGGCCGCTGGCCACCGCCGTGGCCGTGCCCCGCGCGCCGCCCTGGCGTAGCCCCGAAAGAATCCCCGCGGTACCGCCCGCCACGATGGCGGCCGATGCGCCCACGTTCGCCACGCGGGCGCTGGTGGAAGTCAGCCCCAGCGCCGAAGCACTGGTGGCCGTGCCTGGCCCGGTGACGATCGAATAGTCGCCGCCCTGGAATCCGCGGAATAGCCCGGCCGTCAACGGACTGGATAACCCCGCGAACAGGCCGCCCAGCAATCCCGTGTTCCCGCTGCTGCCTGGCGTCGCCGAACGAATCAACCCGCCCAGCCCGGACAATCCGGTGCTGCCGGTCAGCCCGGGAATCTGCCCCGCGATCCTGCCGCCCGCCGTGGCCGCCGTGTTGCGCTCCAGGGCGATCGTGTTCCGTTCGGTGGCCGTCGTGTTTGCCGCCGTCACGGTTTCGGCGTTCTTGGGGTCGAAGATTGTCCCGGAAAGCAGCCCACCCAGCCCGCTGGCCGCGCCCACCCGGCCCAGGGTGCTCCCGAAGCGCTGGAAGATGCCGGCGCTGGCGTTCACGAACAACTGCCGCTGCAGGATGTTGGCCTGGCCGCGGAAGAAATCCCGCAGCCCGCCGCCGCCGCGCTGCGTCAGCGCATCGTAGACCTGGCCAGCCGTGTTCTTGTAATCCTCGAGTTGCTTCCGCTGCAGCTCCAGAATCGAAAGCACCCGTTCCTTCCGGGCCATGTCTAACTGCTCTTCCAGCCGTGCGCGATCGCGCGTGATGGCGAATTCGCGCTGGGCCGCATCTGCGCGCAGCAGGGCGATCTGTTGGATCGCCGCCAGCTCGCCGCCCGGCCCGGCCGTCAGCCGCGTAATCTGTTCCTGGAAGTTCGTGGATTGCTGCAGTGCCCGCACGCGCCGTTCCTGGAACTGCGCGATGGTGGTTTCGGCCAGCCGCGGATCCACTTCGGCCGAAACCGGCAGCGTCCGCAGGCCGCCGTACTGAAAGCCCGTGGTTCCTAGGTCCACCGCACTGGATACCGGCGCATTCCGCCCCGCCTGCCGTCGGAAGGCGCCCTGCAAGGCGCCGCCAAACGCCGCTTGTTCCGCGCCCGTCAGCGGACCATACTTCGCCACCAGCGCCTGCAGCCGGTTTTCTGTGTCTTCGATCAGCTTCGCCAGCGGATCCAGGCCCTGCGCGTCCAGCGAATCGATCAGCGATTGGAACTGCGCGCCGCGCGTATCGGCCACCACCCGGCCGGGTTTGGGCTTCGGCGGCGCCGCCAGCAAACGGCCCTGGACGTCGGTAAAGGTCCGGCCGATTTCTTCCGCGCCCGGCCCCAGGCCCACGCCCAGGCCTGCGGCGTACTGCGCAATCGTCGCCGGCAACTGCGGGCGCCCGTTCAGCGCCTGCACGTCCAGCAGCACGCCAGCGGTGCGTCCGCCGATATCCTGCGGCCGGCGCTGTGCCGTCAGGGCGTCGGTGCCCGCGGCCACCACGGGAATCACCACCGGCGCGATGGCCTCCGCCAGCTTCTGTTTGAACGCGTCCCAGGCCAGGCTTAGCTTGTCGATTTCGCCCCCGGCCTTGGCCAGGTTCTTGGTCAGCTTGTCATCCAGCCCGATGCCCAGGCGGTCCAGCTCCGCGTTCAGTTCGCGGAACTGCGCCAGGACGGGCTGCATCTGCTTGGCGCCGTCGCTGCCCAGTAGCCGCTGCGCCAGGGCGTAGCGTTTGGTCGCGTCCTCAATCTGCGAAAGCGCCTGGATGGCGTCCCGGGCCACGGCGCCGTATTCGCGGGTTTCCCCACGGGCCGTGTTCACGTTCACGCCCAGTTCGCGCAGCACCGCGATCACCTTCGCGCCCGCGCCACTGGTATCCTGCAGCGCGGCAGCCACGCGCCCGGCCGCCGCCTCCAGGCCATTCGTGCCGGTGCCCGCCAGGCGCGTGATGGCCTGCCAGCGTTCGGCTTCGGCGATGCCGATGCCCAGGCTGGTGGCCAGCTTCTCGGTCTGCTGCGCAGCGGCGCCGAACTGCTTCACCAGGTCAAACCCAGCCTTGCCGGCGGCCGTGATCGTGGTGGCAATGCCGCCACCCACCAGCACACCGCGCAGGGCCTGCAGGCCCGTCCCGAACGTGGTTACCGCCGTGCCGGCGTTGGTGATGGGTTGGGTGCTGGCTTTCGCGGCCGCGGCCGTATCGCCCAGCACTTCCTTCATCACGCGGGCCTTTTCGGCCGCCTTGTCGAACGCGCGCCCGTAGTCTTCGATGGGCTTGCCGCCCTGCCGCACCTCCGAGGCGATGCCGCGCACCGATCGCACGATGGCGTCCAACTGCTGCTGCCCTTCGATCTGCATCCGAAAGACAAGTTCTACGGATTCGGCCATCTTTCAGTCCCTCGATTCCCGTTCCGCTTCGTAGCGCGCGTTCTCCGTCCGGGCGTGTTCCAGTTCCAGCAGATCGAACAGATCCACTTCCCGCGCGGGCCAGGCCGATAGGTCCGGGCCCCACGGCGCCGCTCCGGTCGCTTCCTTCATGCGCCGGGCGCGCGCGAACTGCTCGACGGCCGCCCGCGTGCTTTCGTCAATCCGCGACACCGGGCATTCCCGGCTTTCGACGCCTGCGATCGTGTACAGCGTGCCCCCGCGTCCGCCGGCCCCGGCGCCGCGGTAATCCGCCATCCACACTTCCGGCCGCGCTACGGGTGCGCCGGCGAAGTGCTTCCTGCAGATCCGCTGCAGATGGAATCGCTGCCGCTTGCAAGTGGCGCAGTGGTATCGTTCGTTGGCCCAGCCACCGGTGCGCCAGAAGTGGTAGGCGATCCGAAATTTTCGCGTTCCGCCGGCGTCAGCGCGCTTTCGGCCACAATCGCGTCGGTGATTTCGCGCACCAGCGCCGGCGGGCCCGCCGTCCGTAGCAGCGCGCCGTCCGGATCCTGGCCATCAATCGTCAGGCCCGCCACGCGCACGAAGCCCAGCCGGAAATACTCCGGCTGGATTTCCGTTTCCTGCACCAGCGCCTGGCGCTCTTCGATCGCCGCCAGCTGCCGCCGTTCGGCCGCCGTCAGTTCGCCCACGGTGATGGTGTCCAGTGGCTTCGCCACGCGCTCGGCCAGCGTCGCGTTGAAGTCCTCGCGATCCTGCGCCACGTCCCGCAGCCGCCCGAAGGCCTCCGCCAGCTTGCGGCGCAGGTCTATACGCATCCCTTCGCTCATTCGCCGGAACGTGAACCACACGCCCGGGCAGACCGCCGATTCCTTCGTGATCGTCGATTCGTAGTTCAAGCCATCCTCCCCCGCGCCGCCGCCTTAGATCACCGTCAGGTTCGCTTCATCCAGCGCGCCGGCGCCGCTGCCCTTCGCCTGGCCGCTGTAGCTGCGCACGAAGCGGCGCTGCCCATCGTCCAAGGTCGGGTCGCCCAGTTCCACGCCCTGCAACTGCCACACGAACACGTTGCCCGCGATGGTGCCGATCTGCAGCACCAGGTCCACCGGCGTCTTGGCCAGCGCGGCGGCATACAGCGCCTTCGTGCCAGCGTCGTCGCGATCATGCACGCTGAAGTTCACAGTCACCGCGCGTTCGTCGCCCTCGGCTTCTTCCGGGTAGTAGCTGCCGAAGTTGTCCTTCACCAGCACGTTGCCCGTGGTCAGCTGGACGGTGGCCTGGCGGATGTTGCTGATGGTGCTTCCCGCGATCACCGCCCGGCCCGTGAACCCGGCAATGATGCCGCCATCGGCGGGCAGCGTGCCCACCGGTTCCACCGGAAAGCTGGTCAGGCTGCCCTTCTGGATCAGGTCCGCGCCGCTGAAGCTGTCCGAATCCAGCACCCACACGGATTCGCCGTTGGCCTGCCAGTCCGCCACGTCCTGGCCCAGGTTGAAGGTCGCCTGCGTCACCACGCACCCGAACGCGCAGCGCTGCTGCAAGCTGGCCGGCGTCCGGAAGCTGTACATCGCGAAGCTGGGGATCGCGTCCGCCAGGCTGTAGCGCACGCCCACCCGGCTGCTGGTGCCGCCGCTGGTGTACGCGCCGGTGCCGCTGGAGCCAAGCAGTTCGTAGGTGCCGGCCGCCGCATTCGCCACCACGAAGATGCCGTTTGCCCCAAGGTTTCCGCCCACGTTCGCGATCAGGACGACGTCGCCGTTCGCGTACGGATGCCCGGCCTGGCTGACCACAATCGGCGTGGCATTCGTGGCGCCGGTGATCGCGCCGCTGCCCGCCAGGATGCTGCCGTTCTGCCCGAACAGCGCCGCCAGGATGGGATCGCAGGGCGGCAGCACGCCCGCCGTGCCCGCCGTGGCCAAGCTCAGATCGATCGACCAGTTGCCCGCCTTGCGGCCCAGCACGCCGCGCGTCGCGCTGCGCGTGCCGGTCTTATCCGGCCGGTTCAGCAACGCCACCTGCGGGTTCAGCTGCGCCTGCTTGAAGCGCAGGTAGTTCGCCACCGCCACGCTGGCGGTACCGGCCGTGTTCGGAATCACCCGCGGATCCGTCTGCTTCTGCACGAAAATGCGCTCATTGCGCGAAAGCGAATATGCCATCGTTCCTTCCCCCCGTTCGTCCTATAGATCCGCGGTATCCACCTCAAAGGTCAGCCGCGCCGTAATCCCCTGCCGCCAGTGCTCGCCCGATTGCTCCAACTGCGCCCGCGCCACGGTCAGTTCGCCGTTATAGGCCAGCGGTTCCGTGTAGGCGGCCGCCCACGCATGATCTTGAAACACGCGCACCAGGGCATCCTCCACCGCGTCCACCAGGTCTTCCGTGTTTGCGATCGCATTGCCCTTGCGCCACGAAAGCCACACCTGGAAGATCACCTGCACCTGGCCGCTGAACGCCGCGTGCTTCGTCAGGTTCCGGTTCTGCGCGATGGTGCCGTACAGCATCGCCACCGGGTAGCGCATGCTGGTCGAGTTTTCCACCTGGTCCGGATGCACGAAGCCTTCGTAGAAGCGCCGGCCGGTGGCACTGAAGTCCAGCGCGATCGCTTCCACGCCGTACGCCGGCGCCACGGCCGCCATCGCCGCATTGAAGCCGTGCGTCGCGTCCAT